TAGGATGTTTTCCTGTGTTGTGAGGGTTGTGCGCCATGTGTTAGGCGTGATGCTGTGGGCTATGCCTTGACATTGGAGAGTCTTGACAATGGTAGTTCCTGCCACATTCACATTTGTAATCTGCATAGGGTCGAAGTAATCCAAGCCTAGAGCTGCTGCTACTCCTGCCCCATAGCCTAGAGTGACTAGGTCAAGGGTAATTGTTTCGATTCTAAGGGTGGTGTCCTTACGAGAAGCCACAAAATTAGAGGCAAGATTTAGAGCTTCTGCATCTGTCTGCATGAGCATGTCATTGGCAGTAATGCTGTGCAAAAAAAACTTATCTATTGAGTCTTGATTAGAGGCAGTCTGTGGAGATCCACCTGTTCTGGTCACAGTTGCTGAGTTCACAATAGTCTTGTCATCTAAGGCAAAGGTAATCCCAGCATAAGGAATGTCTGTAGATCCAGTTGCATTGGAAAAGATTGTAGGTGTGGTCGTGCCTGATTGATAAACAAAATCTCTATCCTTGAATACTGCGTTGCCAGCCTTATCGAAGTAGAAGGCTCCCTGCTCTGTAAAGGTAACAGTTTCAATGGCGGCTAAGGCAGAGCGTGTCGTTGCTGGATCTGCTTGACATAAGGTGTTGCCAGTCATAATTGACCTAGCACTTGTTGGCCAGCCAATAGTGTCTAGGATCTTATCTACGCGTGTGCCAGTGTCTTGACCTGCTGCTGAACCTGTGACGGTCGTTACATTTGAGTTAAAAATCAATCTAAAAGCATCTGTGCAGATTAGATCGACATAGCCAACCTCGGTAGGATCTTGCGGATAGGTGTAAAGGTATTCCTGAATGTAACCCTTAAAGATTGGATAGACAGTTCCTGCATAATCGGTTTCAATAATGATAGACCGTAAAGGTACAAGATTGGGATACAGACTGCTGGCTGTGTTCTGCGGATTCCATTCACCTGTTTGATCAAGGATACGAACTGTGGCTGTACCTGCAAGATACTTATCCTGAAATAGGTTGCGCTCTTTGCGTGTATCTATTTTGGAGACTTGATTGGATACATCAACAACAATCTGCCCCGGCTCACCTAACACACCAAAATCAAGCTGTGAAGTATCTAAGATAAATGGCGTGGCAAAGGATGCTCCACCTGTAAGGTTGATCTTTACAATAGGGGTTGCTGGTAACGCCATTAGTACACCGTACTGTAGTTAACTGGAGTACCTGAAGCCTGTTGTGAGTAAAGCCCCTGAGTAATGGCTGCTACTAGATCGCGCTCTGTTGTAACTGAGCCTTGAACAGAGATGTTAACAATAGTGTCACCATTAGGAACTGCCTGTTGACTTAGTGAATTGTAGCCATAAAGCGGAGTTGTAGGGATTAGGTTCATGTCAAACTGGCCACCGCCATAGCCCATAGGCGATCTGTCAGTTGTGCCGGGCACTAATTGTTGGCTGAGTGAATTGTACTTATACAAAGGCTCAGCTGTGATTCCACCAGCCATAGGATTAAATTTAGGTATTTCAATCTTGGCTAATTTAGCAAACTCTAAAGCAAGCTCTTTTAATGTTTGTAGCCATGCATTAAATGGGTTGTTTATAGAATCAAACATGCCAGCCTTATCCCGAAGGTTGCTTAATTGCTGAGCATTATTGACTAAAGATTGTGAGATTCTAGCAGCGGCATCAAGGTTGCCTTGATTGATTGCTTCTTCAAGATCATATATGTTTTGTTTTAGGCCAACCCTTACTCGTTCTTCTTCTGTAAGTTTGCCTTGAGCGGCAGCAGCTAACTGGATTGCTTCTTCATCAAATAACTTCTGGCCTTGAGAAAGCAGTAAAGCGGCCTTGTCTAAGGCTTCTTGCTTCTTCTTTTCTGCTGCAATCTGCTTCTGAGTAGATGCCAATTTCTTTGCTGTAGATAATTGCTGTGTTCCTAATTTAGTGATCTTTGTATCAGACTTTACTTGAGCCTGTTTAGACATGTGCTCATTCTTATTGTAAGCAAGTCGCTCTCGTCTTTCCTTGCCAGCCTTGCTAAAGATAATGCCTGTGCCTATGTCTTCAAACAAAAACCCTAAGGCTGAACCTAAAACTGGGATAGCTTTAATCTCTTTAATAAACAATGCGATACCAGTAGTTGTGTCAGAGATGGCTGTTGCTAAAGCCTTCATGTCTGTAACTACATTGGAGATTGAGCCACCATCGCTAAGCAGTTTAAGTGAGTCAATAAGGCCAACACCGATAATTTCTGAGGCTTCTGCTGCGCCTGTAGATAAGATTGCTAACTGGCCTGAAAATGTCTGTGCTGCTGCTGTGGCAGACCCAGCGAAAGTATCTGCTAATTGTGTTGTGATTTCTTCAAAAGATTTACTCTTGAGATCAGCCTTGCTAAGTCCAACACCTAGACGAGTAAGTGCTGTGTTATTGCCTAGATAGGCACGACTCAAAGCTGTAGTAACTGAGTTAACATCCTTGCCAGTTGAGGCCGAAATGTCTAATGCAAGGTTAAGTAATCTCTGGCTTTCGGCAGAATTCTGTGTGGCTACCGCTAATCTTTGGTAGGCAGGGCGAAGTAGATCATCAAGGATACCGAACTCAGATTGAAGCCTAGAAATGTACGCCTCAGTGCTTGCAACATCTCTGGCAAGGCCAACATTCTCAAGTGCTAGTGCTAATTGCTTCTGTGCCTTCTGGTCATCGGCTGCTGCCTTGATCGATGTTTTTGCATAGTTTAAGACTGCGGCAGTACCAAAGGCTAAGCCAAAGTTTCTAGCAAGATTCTTTACATTTTTAGTAAGTTTATCGGTAGCAGTTTCTGCTTGCTTAAAACCCTTTTTACCTGTGAACTCCGTTGCGATGTCAATGACTACATTTGCCATGATTAACCTCTCACCGTAGCTCGATCATTGAGCCGTCTAGCTGCGCTCTGGATTGCTTCTAATACTGCAACTCTAGCCTTGCCATTATTCTCATCGTAAGCACGATACAAAGCCCGGCCACGCATCTTGCCATCACCACGCATTACTGCGCCTGACTTGGCAACTTGATTCTTTACAAAGCGACTTTCTGGAGTCTTGCGCCCCATTGTCTCGTAGATCGCTCCAGCGGCTGTTTTGTTAAACACGCGAGCTAATGATCTGAAACCTCGGCTATTAGGCTTTGATGGTGTTGTCTTGTAGCCTACGCCTGACTTTACCACTCTAGGATCAAAGGCTGGAAAGGTTGCCTCTGACATCTGGCGTGGTAGCCATCCACTTAGTACTTGGCCTCTGTCTGGAATGTAGCCTTTAGCAGACTTTGTAATTGGCTTTAGTGCATCGCCTATTTCTTTAGGCAGTTTCTTAGCCAAGTCTGGAGTGAACTCCCTTAATGACTTGCGGAGATTAACGGCGCCTTTTACTGTTGCTGGCATCTTTAATCTCCTTTGCTTCATCCTGTAAGCCTTGTAGTAATGCGTTTAACATCACTCTGTCTAGCTCTAATAAATGTTGTGGCGGTGTCTGCAACCTAATGCTCAAGCGAGCGATTAGGTAGGTGAATGGCAGATCCCGCTTTATGCTAAAGGGTCAGAGTCAAGCACCTCAACACTTTTAAGTGTCTCGATAAACTCAATCCCAAATGGCTTTACAGTTTCACCTGACCTGCGGATAACTTCATGAGCCAGAAGATAAACATGTGACTGCTTTTCTTCATCTCTGAACGCTTTGTGGAAACCCATTTTAGTAGTCTGTTCAAAGAAATACTCCACTGCTGGAGTGATTTCTCCTTCAATAATACTTCCATCTGTACGAACGATCTTTAGCTTTGCCATGAAGTTGCCCCTTTGTTAGTTTTTTAGAATGTACCTGTTGTTGCTACTGCAACTGTTGAGTTACATGTGAATGTAATGCTCTGTGTGCCAATGTCGCCAACAGCACCGTTAATGTCTGTTGTGTTATTGACAAGGATTGAAACAGTGTAAAGAGGGTTTGTAGCAGATACTGCTGTTCCCTTTTCCTGTAGGAATACAGCTGTGACTGTAGTTCCCCATGCAGCCTGTAGTGTTGCAAGAGTCTTTGATGCTGCTGTGTCGTTTAGGAAGTCAATAGTTACTGTTGATGATTCCAAACCTTTTACAAATTTGTGACTAGAATCTCCAAAAGCTGTGATTTCTAGTTCATCAAATACACGGTTAATTGTTACTGCAGTACACAAATCACTTAGATCGACGGAGTTGATTTTGACCCCGACCTTGTTATTTAAGAATACGGCCAATTTTTATTCCTCGTCTTTCTTAGTAGGTGCTGGCTTATGTGTTGCTGGTGCTACCTGCCCGATCTTGATCAGGAAGGCTTCGTTCTCTTTTTCCCACTCGGACATGTTAACTCCAACTCGTAAGGATTGATACGGACATCTCACAACTGAGCAGATCGCCTGATGCAGCGTTGAGAATACTTGGTGCGCTTATCGCGCTTACATTATAGGTCAAAGATGATGCAGCGAGCTTTGCAAACACGCCACAGGCTGCATCTTCTATACCGTTAAGGTTTCCTTCATTGTCAAACAAAGGCACAGTAATAATAATCTTAAAGTTAGCCATCGGGCTGATTGTGATGTGCTGATTATTGCTAGGTGTCAAATAAGGATCATCTGGAGACACGATCACAGAGTTAGCCAAGACAGTTGCCGGTGGAAAGGCAAAGGTCTGCCACTTAGTATTATCG